AACCTTCTACTTTATCTGATTGGTCACCTAAAAGTGTTTTATATAGAATAAAATTTTCAACTAATATACCAAAATGATTTTTAACTGCCTGTTTTGTATAAAATTCTTTTTCAGATGGTCTATATAAAGTAACATTGTTATTAACCAATTGAACAAAATCCTTATCATTGGATACGATAAACACTTTTGAGTTGTATTTAGACGGCATTATGTCGCTTAAACATGCAATAATATCATCTGCTTCAATTTTATCTATACTAATAGTTTTAACTGGTAAGCATTTCAAATAATGAACTAGTCTTACAATTTGGTTAAATTTAGCATCATGTTCATCTTCTAAAGAATCAAATACATCCCAATTAGTAATTCTAACTAAATTACGACCTGATTTATATTCAGGTAATAAATTTTTTCTATTAACAGACGATCCAGCACCATCAAATACAACATAAACAGATGTTGGTTGAATATGATTAACTAGGTAATTTAATGAACGAATAAAACCTCCTAAACCACCAACATGAGCTCCATCTTGGTTTACATTTTTCATCATAGCAAAGTTTCTAAAAAATAAATTTAATCCATCAATTAATAATACTCGTTCATGAGGATTAGTTAATATTTCTTCTTCTTGATTAACCTTGTTTAGGAGGTTTAATAGTTCGTTCTTTTTCATCTTAAATAAAGATAACAAATAATTTTGAATAAGCCAAGCTTATTCTTCATCCATTAATTCTAAAGGAATGTCTCTTGTTGATTCGTTCCAGTCTGAATTATCTTCGATAACTTCAAATTTTCCATCTCCAAGAATATTTTTCCATTCATGAGAATGTGCTTTCTTGTAAGTGTCAATTTCCTTTTTATCATCTTCAATAAAACCATGAATTGTTGCGAGTACAACACTTTTTGTTTGTAACCCTGTAACGTGGTTTTTATCACATGATACTTTAGTACGAACAGCAAATTCAACCTCTTTACCATCTTTAGTTGCTTTAATTTTACTAGTACCACTATTAGTAATATTACCAAAAGTCAATACAATAGAAGCATCCAAAAACATAGTCTCACCATTTTTCATTTTCATTTTAGGTTGTGACATAATATTTTCAGCTGGAGCAACCCAAATTTTGTTAATAGCAACCATTGAGTTGGTGTAAGGTGCATTTTCTTTTCTAGATAAAGGAAAACGTTGGTTAATGAAGTTACCAAATTGTTGAGACATAGCTCCTGCGTTCCACATAGGATTGTTTTTATTTGCTTCAACACTCATTTTACATGGTATTGAACCAATTGAATCCCAGAAGAAACACAAATCATAAGGCAAATTACCTTTTTTCTGTTCATCCAACAAATCAGCAATAAACTCAGCTACATCTTCAATAGTGCCCAAAGTAGTTCTGTCACGATAAATGAAGAAACCATTATGGTCAACTACTTCTCCTGTAACTTCATCAACTACATCATCAAGTTGGAAACCCATTGTACGAGCGTGTTCCCATGACCATTTCATTTCTGTAATAATGAATACAGGTAAAATATTCATTTTTTGAGCGCTGATTGCTAACTCAAGTAATGCTGTTGTTTTACCTGTATTACTATGACCTCTTAATAATGTGATGTGACCTACTGGAGCGCCTGTAACTGAAATTGAATTTTGTAGTGCTTTTGAAAATGGAATCCATTTTTGTTCTTTGAATTTAACATTTCCATTAAGCAATTTTTTCTCTTTGAACTTTTCTAAGCTAAAGTTAGCTTTAAGTTCAGCTGAGACAGCTTCCGTTAGCGAATCGCTTTTTTTAGGTTTTGGCATAAATAACTTTTATTGTTTTTTTAATTAGAAAGGCAAATCGTTGTCCTCATCTTCATCAAACAAAGCATCAAATTTTTCAGCTTTGTTAGCTTTAGTAGCTAATGGTGTTTTTAAAGCATAAGCTTTAACTGGAGCTACTTCTACTGGTGTTTCTTCTTCATCCTCATCAACATCACTTTCTGCGTCTTCTGGTGCCAACCAGTTTTGCAATACTTCTTTAATTGCTTCAAAATCCATTTTACGTTGAATTTCTAACAATACAGGTTGTTCATTAAGGAATGATTTAATCAAAGAGGCATCAGCATTCAATGGAGTTGTTTTAGGTTTAATTCTGATTGATGATTTAAGACCTTGTCTTCCACCAATGTCACCTTTAACTACATCTACAGTGAAGTCTCTACCTTCATGAACGTCTGTGTAGTCTCCATAATCTTCATCTTCAGCAATACCCAAAAGTTGCATGTAAATTTCTTTACCAAATTCCCAAAGACGTACTCCTTTTTCTTCCTCACCTCTAACAATTACAGGAGCAAAAACTCTCATTTTAGGATCTAACTTTTTAGCTAGAATCCAATTGTCCTTTTCATTAGTTTTTCTTAGTTGAGAAGCAAATTCTACGATTGGGTCTTTTTCACCCCAGTTAGTTAAGGCATAGATAGGGAATTTTGAGAATCCATAGTGTACAAAAACCTCTTGAAATGGGTTTTGTGGGTTCAATTTTGAAGGAACAATACGAATTTGGTATTTTCCTTCTTCTTTTGGTTTCCAGTAAACTTTTGAGTAATCAATTTTTTCTTTCTTGCCTGGTGTGTTCGTTGACTGTAATGTGTTTAGTCGTTGTTTGATAGCATTAATATCCATGATTTTTATTTATTTGTTTAATGTCGGAAATATAAGAACGAGGTATTGTATAACCAAGTTAAGGTGAGCCCTCTTTTGAAGGGCTCTTTATTTTAATTTATAATTTTTTAACCTAATTCATTAGGGTTACTAAAGAAATACATACTCATTTCTTCACGCATTGCATCTTCTAATTCCTTATCAGACATTTGTTCAACATCCTCAAGATATTGTTCAAATTCACCCCAACCTTCATCATCTTTGATAAATTGTTTAGCACTCACTTCACTAGAATTAAATTGTTTTAAATATTCAAATGCTTTCTTTTTATCAATAGAATAAAAATCTCCATATTCATCACTTTCTTCTTCATCTTTAACAGCATATTGGTTTTTAATTTTACCTTCGTTTAAACGAGATTGTGTAGTGATTTTGTTTTCTACCAACCACTTACTTGAGTCAAAGTTATCTGCTTTTTTCATGTTATTTAATATGTTATAAATATAATAAAAGAAATTTAAATCACCAAACCGGTTTTTTAAAGCTCAACAATCTTATAAACTTTCGTATTCAATTGTTTCAACTCGTTATGGTTGGTTAACAAAATACAGTTTTTATAATGCTGCCAATTTACACGATAAGATGGATCAACTACACCACCGTTTAGTTTTTTAATCAAATCATTCAAAGCATTAATTGTATATAAGGTATTTGTCTCTTTTTTCCTATGAACCAAAATAGTGTTCATTGGAATACCTTCTACATTGCCTTGTTCTACATTGTATGTAATAACATACTCATCTGTACTTTTAACATAAAGTACAAACATTTTATTATACATGATTGTATATGCCCTTGTTAATTCACTTATTAAACTTTCTAAGTTTTCTAAGGGCGTAAAAGTGCAAAATAACTTATTATTCAAATCTGTTGTATTAAAGGGTTCAAAATCGTATCCCTCATACATATAGTCATTTTCTTGTAAAATCATATGTTTTTCCATAACTTGTTTTTGTTTGTAATTTATATTTATCAAATATTTGTTTTATTTCATTTTCTATACTCTCTTCCCCCTCACCTAGCTCAAATAAGAAACTATCATAAGTGTAAAGCACAATCTTGGTTTTCCTACCCTTTAATAACTTATGTATATCCATCAATATATAAGTGTTCATAGCACTTTCTACATTCTGTAACATGTAGTTAAAAAGTTTCTGTGGATTCATATTTTCCAGCTCACTTTTTTTAAGACAGTAACCTGAAACAGGTATAGTAACTTGTCCTGTATTATTAAATGTTTCCCAGTTTGTTGTTATGAATTCTTTTACTTGTTGAAAAAATTCAAGGTGCTCATACTCTTTAAATATGCCTCCGTATAATTGCTTAAACGTGATTTCTTTTGCCTCTTGATAACTTGTACCGTAGAGGTCAGCAAACGCTTGGTGGACATCTTGAACGCCAAAATCATAGGCAAGCAAGCGACTGACAATATTAGGATGGTATGCACTAATATCGAACTCAACAAACCCATGACTCGATATAAAGCTTCTCCTTGAGCCATTGTCTTTGTTTATTGCTGCGAAATTAACGCCATTAAAAGAGTTACTTGGTCTACGTGTTGTTGTAGCCAAATTATAACTTGTGTAGATTCGATCATCATCGATTGAATAAAATTCATTATTGAGTTCATAGTGTTTATCAAATTCATATTTGTCTATTTTTAATCCGTTTTTTTCAATTCCAAAAAATGCTAATACTACCTTATTGTTATAAAAATCAAAATATGGTGGTAATTCTTTTGGTACTACACTACGAACTTGATTATAAATATGTTCGCATTTTTCGTAGTGTTTGCTTAATGGTATTAATTTATTAACCTTTGGATAGTTCTTTTGGTAGTTATAAAAATGATTATGAGCCGATGTATCGGATTGTATATACGTAGGATTGAGTATGGAAAGGTCAAGCAAGCTTTTAATTTGAAAATAATACAATGCTGTTTTCTTATCACGTACCCATATTTTATTTATTTTGCGTAGTAAACTGTCTATAACTGTTTTATTAAGCGAAAATGTTTCACTATGGTCAACGCATAACATATAACCTTTAGTGTCATTAAACGGTCTAATGTAGACTAAAGACAACCCATTTAAGGCAGGATGAATATTATCGTGATATGGAATTATCTCTACGAATGCTTCCACTATCGTTTTGTGAGTCAAATACTCTAGTGCTTCTTCCGTCTCTATTATCCAAAACATAACCTTGATTTACTCCATTAATATATGATCCAGAAGCCGCAGTGCCAAACTGTTGATAATATTTGGTCCAATTAAATTCTAGATATTGATCTAAACTAGGTAATTTTAATTTAAATGAAGTTAAATCAGTATTATTTTTGTTTATTCTAGCTACTTGTTCTTTATTTCCTATCAACTGCCAATCTAAGTAAAAAGGAAAATATAATGACCATTGAATAGTAGGAGATTTTTCTAGTAATAAATTAAATAAAGTTTCACTAATTTCTAAATATACTATTTCATTTGTTTTTTTACAAAAATATCTTCTAAATTCTCCTACTTGATAATCTTGTTGAGTTGGAGACATAGGAGAATAATAAGGTAAAATTCTACTTACAGGAGCATATTTTGGATATTCTTGATAAAAGAAATCTGAAGGGTATGAACTGTATTGAGTTGAATCATTTGATGAATAAGAAAATATAGCTGGTGAGTTATCTAATGAATTTGCTTGATTAGGTGTGGCCCAACTTGGGTTTTGAACTAGTTCAGCTGAAGGTAAATCTTGGGGTGTTCTTCCTGTATAAAATTTACCAGTTGACAATTTATAATAATATCCAGAGTAAGGTAACTTAGTAGTTAAATAAAAGAATTCTCCCCCATTAGTATATAAATTTGTTTTTATTTGGGATTGAGGATAGTAAGCCATTGTCTTTTATACTTATTTAGGTTCAACAACTCTAATTATACCTCTAATAGATTGAGTGTCCATATTTCTACGAGCTATATATCTAACTTGACCTCCGTTTCTAGCATCTTTAGAGCTTGAGTTACCTTCAATAGACTCATAAGTTCGTTTAGTATTATCAGTTGCCCCAGCTATTCCTATATGACTGTAAGTGTATACAATTAAATCACCAGGGAATATTTTAGTTTTGCCTTTAACAAAATCAACTACTTGTCCTAAAGCCTTCATATTGTTATAGGTAAGAGATACTCCACCTGTTAAAGGACCACTAGAAGCATTAAAATTATTTAAAGTAGTAGAAGCTATAGATTTAACAGCAGCATCAGAAGTTCCAACTTCAATATATGCTTCTTTCCAAATTAATTTAACAAACCAATTACACCAAGCTGATGAGTTAGAAGAAAACCAACCCACTGAAGACATTTTTGTTTGGAAAGTAGAATCTGTAAATCCTTTGTTATCATTTTTATTATATAATTCTCCATTAGCCTTTTGAGTATATTCAGCAGGTATTTCTCTATTACCAACATAAGATTTGGCTATTCTAACAATTGTGTTTCTTAAAACAGAAACAGAGGCTATATCATTATGAGATACAGGGTCTTGAGAAGGTTCATTACTTGCTACAGTTGGATCAACAGGAGATGTAGCAATTGGTTTCTTTTTAGTAGCTTTTGATACTTTAGGTATAGCTAATGAATCAATATTAGTAGTCCATGTATTGCTTTGAATAGTATTATTTATACCTGTAATAACAAATTCCATAGTATCAGGGTAGTTTTCAGGTAAAAAAGCAGAATCAATAGTATATTTTTGATAAATCTTCATTCCTCCTAATCCATCCATAGTTAAAGCTAAATTAAAAGGTAAAAAACCAGTGTTTGGTGATGAGGCGTAAGGATTTGTTTTTCTAGCTGTTTCAGTAGCTTGTTTTTGGTCATACTCTAAAATTTGAACTTGAGTGTTAGTAAAATTATTAAATGAATCCTCATTCCATTTAGGTAAAGTATTATTTTGATAAGAAGAAATAGTTTTAATAAAATTACTATAAGCAGTTAAAGCATTTTTATACCTAGTTTCTGTTTCTTGGTTTTCATCAGCTCCAGCTGTTGAATCAGGACTTGTTATTTCACTACTTATTCTTGGTCTAGTACCTTTATTTAAATTAGATAACATAGTAGCGTCCTGACCAGTCACATAACCCGCAGCTGTTGAACCTATTGTAATCATATTAGCTAAATCAGGGGTAATTTCAGTTTTTAATTGCATATCCCTAACAAAACTACCACCACCTCTTAAACCATAAACATTAAATTGTACTGTATCTTTATTAACAATTAAAGAATCTCTATCTGGTAAAGCTGTTTCATCAATAAAAATTATTTTATTATTTTCTGTATTTATTCCAGTTGTTATTTTATTAAAATTACCTGTTGCTTTACAATACCCTTGCAACATACCATTTAATAAATCAATTAATGGAACTTTACCTTCTTTGTCTTTTAAACTATCTAATAACCTTAAAATAAAAACAAAGTTAAAGTAAACAAACATTAACTTCATATAAGAATTATCTCCAATATATTTAAAAGGATCTTCAGCTTCTGAGAAGACATAGTTATCTGATACTGTGTATTTAAAATTACATATTCTAGGATCAGCACTAATTTGTCTACCAGGAGAATAAGCTATGATATTATCACTTATTGTACTATCAAAGCTAACTATTTTACCACCATTGGTTATATTAGGTATAGTTGTGTTTTGTAAGAAATCTAAAAAAGCTCCAAATCTAACATAATATTCAACTCTATTATTTTCGTAAGCTTGAGCTACATAATCTACATAGGATTTATTACCATATGTTCCTTTTAATGTTTGAATACCATTAGGTTTAAATTGGTCTAAATTAGTTCCACTTCTATCATTAAATAATTGATATTGTATTTCAGCAAATTTAGCACCAACAGAATGAGCATGGGCAAAAGCAACAATAATAGAATCTGGACTAGCATATCCTCTATTGGGATCAACAGCATCAAATCCAGCTGAACCTGATGGGGATGAAGAACCTGATTCTGCTGATGGTACTCCTGGAAGTAATATGTTGGATTTTAAGGATTCAATAACATCACCTATGCTTCTAAGAATTATTGTTATATCATAAGATCCATCTCTATTGAATGTCCAGTTATAGTTAACTACTTTACCTATTAAAGCATCATAATTACCATAGGTTTCCTTTCGTTTTTCTTCAATTTTATCTAAGAAACCATTATAGGAATATTTAGCTGTTAAAAAAGGATCAGCTAAACTAGCTTTATTATCTGAAATAAATTTATTTGGGTTTTCATAATAACAATTATTACCCCATTCTAACAACATTAAATAACCTAATCTTAAATATAAAGTACTTATTATATCAAATTGGCCTTTGTTGTTAGCTTTAATTTGAATAGTAGCGGTTTTTAAAGATCCTTTTGCTTCTGTTTTTATATTAGCTGAGGTAATACCAGGCATAGGTTGAATACCATACTCTGATCCTCCTAAACCATAAGCCCCAACATTATCAGCTGCTCTACTTGTATCTAAACCTGCTCGTTGGTAATTTTCAGATGCTCCTGTTCTTGGGGATTCATCTGTTACACCATTAAATAAAACATATTTTTCAGCTAATTGACTTCCTTGAGTAAATCCACCACCAAAAATACCTTCTTTTATTATTCTACCATCTGATCCTGTAACTTGTAAATTTATAACATCAGCAGATGATACTAATTTTACAAATCCATTTCGATTGTTTTGCCAAACTAAATTTTCATTAGTTCTAACTACTGAACCTAAAAGTGCTTGTCTTGTTGCTACTTGTTCAACAACATATTTATCAAAACCTTCTCCAACTATATTACTCATGTTAAGAATTTATTCTATTAAAGTTATTTATAATACCGTTATAAAAAGCAGGTATTCTTATTTGTATTCCTTCAGGGATTATTAATGAATTTTGAGGTAATATATCTGTGTTAGCAATCGAGATAACCCACCATAAAGAACTATCTTTATAATATTGTTGAGCCAAAACATCAAATCTATCACCTTGAACACTATAAACATAAACATCATCAGAAGTAACAGGCACTTCAGGATACCTAGAAGTGACATATACTAATTTTTTGTCTATTTTTGTTTTTGGTATGTTTTGATATCTATTCATATTAACTATTAGCTGTTACAATTCCTCCGTAACTATCACTGCCTCTTAAAGATATAAATCTTTGGATACCATATCCATTAGCAAATCCAGTATCATCATTTTTATTAGGTGTACCTTGACTATTAGCGAAAGTAAGAGTTTGTTTTGAAGGAATAAATTGTTGTATTGGAATAAAGTTAAATCCTGATACTCTAATAATATGAGGCATTTGGGCTGTTGTAGTATCAATGTTACCACTAGGATCAGCTTGAATACCTATTTCCCATGGAGAATCTTCTTGCATATCATAAGTTAATCCAGTAATAATACCGGGTTGATTAACAATATAATCTCCTATAGTTATTTGAGCTAAATTACCTCGCATATAACCTTGACCACTATAATTAGGGGCAACACTAGATGCTAGATAGTTTAATTTTTTATACATAGGAATTAATTCTTGTTTTGATTGAGCTGCTACTGTCCAAGATAATGACATTTGTCTAGTAAACCCATTGTAAGTGTAAAAATTTTCTCCTCTTCCTAAATACCTAAAACTACCCCACTCAGCTGAATAAGCATCTGAGATATTTCCTAAAAATGCTCTAAAATGCATAAAAGTAGAAAAATTAGGAGAATCATTATCAATAATAGCTATTGTAAATTTAACTAAATCATTTAATTTAGGATCTGTAGATACATTTTCACTTCTATAAACAGGGGTTGAGTTTATAAAATCTAATCCTGGATCAGCGAATGCTCCTAATTTATCAACAGAGCCTGAAACGCCATATGTTGATTGGTTTGTTGTTAAACTTTTTACTCCGTCAGAATAACTTTTATAATTATTATTTTGTCTTTGGCCCGGTTGTCCTTGGTTTGTTCTTAAATCAACATTTTTTGTTGAATAACTAACAGACAAAGCTGTAGCTCCACTTTGTAATGATTCTTGGAGTTCAGTTCTACTATCTCTTAAATCTGTTCTTAATCTAACTCTAAAATCTTGAATTTTAGGAGAAGCGTAACTTCCTTTTCTTATAGATGAACCCTCAAGTATTAAATTATCATCATTAACCGCTATATAAGGAGTTGTTATTAGTTTTGAACTATAAGCATATGAGGGTGAACCCATAAGTCCAAAATCTACAGCTTCAGGAGCTGCTGATAAAGCTGTTTTAGATGTTGATGAATACTGGATAGTAGTAGTACCAACACCTTTATCAGAATTAGGTCCTCCAGAGTATGTTAAAACATTAACTCCTCCTGGAGGGGTTAGGGTGAAACCATTAATTCTATTTGTGGTTGATGTAGATGACCCTGTAGCTAAAAGTACTAATCTATTAACTGAAGGATCTTGATTTGGAGTTACAGCTGAATAGTATAAACCAGGGCCAGAAGCATTAACTCCTGTTTCGGCAAATGGATTAATACCTTGTTTATTTAAATGAGACCCAAAAGCAATAACTCCTGCTTGAGCTAGAGTATTTAATGGAGAATAAATACCTTCATTTAATATTCCACTTGCTTGAGTTCTAACAGCTGTAGCTGATAATAATTGTTGTTTAGTTGTAAAGAATATACCATTTGGGGACTTAACATCTTTGAACATTTTAGCTAAACGTTCAACATCAGTAACGCTGTCTCTTACAACACGAATACCACCTCTTAAAATATAATCTGTTGTTCCTATATATGGAGAAAGGTCATCAGGAATATTGTTAGTGATATAGGGTTGACCACTATCACCTCCAAAAACCCTGTCATTCCCATATCTTAGGGACTTAAGATCAGTTTTTAAGTTAATTAAACCCATTATTATTTAGGTAAATTATCTAAATAAGGTATTTTTCCAGTTACTTTAGGGGCTAATCCATCTAAGTCTAATTGAGAAATAGCTAAAGCTGTTTCATACCTTGATTTTCTATCATATACTCTAGGTTGAGCACCATCTAAATCTAACTGTGATTTAGCTAAACCTTCTAAGTAATTAGACTGTTGGTCATAAGATTTAGGAGTTTTACCATCTAAATCTAACTGTGATTTAGCTAAACTATCTAAATACTTAGATTGTTGATTATATTTATCTGGATTATCTCCATCATATGGAGTTAATAAAGATCCGTTTGATGTTAATTTGTCTAAAAGTCCCATAGGTATTTTATTATAAATATTAAATTATTAAGAGTTTAATTTAAAAGTAAGTTTATTATTAGTAGTACCTACTTTATCAGCATCAAGATAAACACTTCCACCTTCTTTAACAGCTGATATAAGATCTTTAAGTAAAGTTACCATTTCATCTGTTCTACCTAAATTAGTTCCACCGGCTGCTGTTACTGTATCTTCTGGGAGAGTTTTAATCACAAAATCACTAGCTGTTACTACTTTTGGAGCTGATTTTGCTTCTTTAGCTTCATATTGTTTTTTAAAATCTTCATAAGAAGAAGCAGGTCTAAGACGTTGATATTCATCTCGCATTTTTTCATCTCCTGTTGGTTCAGGACTACTGAATATGGCTGAGAATAAACCATCTTCTGACCATCGTTTAACAAAGTCAGCTAATGTTGTAGCAAATTTATCTATAGTTTCACCAGTAAATGCTTTTGAAAATGATTCTTTTACTTTTTCTAATGTATCATTAAATTTTTGTTGAGCAGTTTGAGACTCTAAAGAAGCTGTAGCTTCTTCCCCTAATAACTTAACAATTTCTTCTTGAGCCATACCTGATTTTTTCAAAGCATCATAATAATCTGAAGCAGCAGCTTTACCTGATACTAAATTATTATATGTAGCTTCATCAATCTTACCAGAAGTTTTAAGAGTAGCTAATGTTTCTTTACTTAAAGCATTAAATTTACCTTTTAAACTATTTAAACTTTCTTGCTGAACTAACATATCAGCTAATTCACCTCTAGAAGTACCTAAAGCTTTGGCTAATGCTTCTTGTTGAATAACATTCATTCTAGAAAAATCAGCTGAAGAACCTACTTGTTTATTTATTTCTTTAGCTACTGTTTCTAAGTCTCCATTTAAAGCTGCTCTTCTAGCTGTTTCTAAATTTAAATCTCTACCTGTTAATAATTCAGCTTCTAATTCAGCTGATATAGATTGTTCAAAATTTAATAAACCTTGAGATATATTTTCTACTTTACTTAAATCACTACCTAATTGAGCAGCGGCGAAAGCTGCTTTAGTTAATCCATCAGCTCCCCCTTTAACAGATAATTTAATAGCATTACTAGCTGTTAATACATCTTTTAATATTTTTCTTTCATCTAATAATATACCTGTTTCAAGTTTTCTTAAACGAGTTGTTCCTAATATTGAGTTTTTAGTTTTATCAATATTTTCTCCAGTTGTAGCTGTTAATCCTAATAATCCTTTTTGTTCTTCTTCTGCTAATCCTAAAAATTTAGAAGCATTAGCAAATTGTGTAGCTAATTCTTTTCCTTTATCTCCTAAATTTGAAGATAAATCAACAGATGTTCCTAATAATTCATTTAGTTTTAAATTACTTGATACTAAATCTTTTTGTAAAATTAAATTACCTTCTTGAATATTAGCAAATTTTCCTGCATTTTCTGAAAGTTCAAAAAATGAATCTCTAACATCAGCCGCGTCTGATTTAACTATATTAAAGTTTTTAGCTATGTTAGTAGTTTGTTCATCAGCTGCTAACATAACATCAACCATCATTTTTACAGCTTCAACAGCTAATGATATTAAAGCTAAAGGACCTAAAGCTGATTTTAATGATGGGCCTAATGCTTTAGCGCCAGCTCCTAGGGATTTAAATCCACTAGCTCCATTTTCAGCGGCTTCTTCCATTGCTTTTTTAGCTCCATCAACATCTAAAACATCCCCTAAAACAGGAATTTTCTTTAAGCCATTTAATAATTTACCTCCTACCCCTAAGGTTTCTTGAATTTTACGCTCTTTTTCTAATCTTTCCTCAGTTAAGTCTATTAAATCTTTAATAGCGGATGCTTCTTCTTCCCTCTCAGCTATAAGAGCTCTAGCTTTTTCTAATTCTTCCCCTTCTAATTCCTTTCTATCAATTTGATCCTGGAGTGCTTTATTAGCTATATCTAAGTTGGATGCTGCTTCTTTATTTTTTCGTTGTAAAGTTTCAAGTTCTGTTTTAGATAATCGAGTTATTCCTTGTTGATCATTTTTTAATTTTTCAGCACTTTTTTGAAACACACCCATTGATTTAGCTCCAATGTTTATGTTTTGATTACCTTTTTTAAGTTCTCCTACAATACTATTAAATTGTTGAAATAAACCTTTAGCGCTTTTACCAACATCTTCTAAACTATCTTCTACTTTATCTAAAGCTAAAGTCCATTGTTTTAAGGCATTTTCAACACTACCTGCTCTTTTAACTACTTTATCAAGATTTTCAGCATCTTTAGCAAATGGATTTTCTTGACCTAAATCAGCATATCCTTTTTTAAGTTGTTTTAATAAACTTAATGCTTCTTTTAATTCTGCTGGTGTAAGTTGATTTGCTGCCATTGATTATTAATATGTTATAAATATGGGAAGGCATCATTTTTTAGATGCCTTCGTTATATATGTAGGTACTTTAACTTGTTTATTTTTAGATGCTTCTTCTTTTATACTACCTTTTACCCAACTATCTTCATTAGGGGTTGGATTCTTTTTATCATAAAAATCTTTTATTTTATTAAAAGTATAATTTCTTAACCAAATAGGCATATTATAAATAGTATTATAATCATAACCTCCTTGACCATGAAAAACTATTTCATGAATTTGACTAAAAATAGATAATCTAACTCCAGATATGTTAGAAAAGGTCAGGCCAAAAAAAGTTAAGAGTAATAGGAACGTCGATGTCCTCCACAACACCATTTACGTCCATTTTATAGTTTAAATCAATATCTGGAGATAGTCTTTTAACATATGTTCTTAATGCTCTAGAATCAGAAGCTAATAAATAATTATCTACAAAATCTTTAATAGATGATTTATCAGTATTTCCTGCTACAGACACAATTTGTGTTTTTAATCTAGTAGTAATTTCTGGTGAAGCATCTTTGTTAATTTTTTTATAACCTTCAATTTCTTCTTGAATTCTTTGTTCATCTTTATCTGATAAAAATTTAAATTCAATTTCTGTACCTGAAGTAGGTAAAATCATTTTAACTGTTCCTTTAGGAGAGATTACAGTTTCATCAAAATATTTATTTTCTAATTTAGTTAAGTCTACTGTGTATTCTTTACCTCGATAAGTAAAAGTATAATCTTTACCATAACCTAAAACACGAGATGCTACTAAAATAGCATTTTTATCTCCTGTAATTAAATCTTTAATATCAAATTTTCCCATAGTTAAAGACTCTAACAATTTATCTAAAACAATATTTTTTTCAATATAGTTTTGGTTTGTTAAAATGTCTTCTTCTTTAGCGGTCATGTATTTCATTTCAACCTTGCCGCTTCTTAAAATGTGATCTGGGGGATAGACTAAACCTTTTGAGGGTAATTCTACAACTTCTGTCGGAAACTTAAATTCGCTCATAAACTTATTTTGTTATAAATATTACAGAAAAAAAGAAGCTCGCAAAAAATGCGAGCTCCTTCAATAGTAATTGTAATTTTATTAAAAATTCAACACACAGTAATCTGGTTGAACGGTCATTGTAATATTAACAGCGGTGTCAACAGTATCCCAGTTATAATCACCAAAGTTAGCATCAATAATTAAAGCACCTTTAATGATCCATTCTGAAACGATATCACCTACAGGTCCTAATACGTCGAAAGTTAAATCTTTCTTATAGAAATCACTGTAACCATCACGACCAGTTACTGATTCGTGGTGTAGACGTACCCATTCCATTACCGCCTGAGCACCTGAAGGTGTAATAGGGTCAAATAATGTGAATTGAATAGTACCCCAAGTAGTTTTACCTTTAACAAAACGTTGTACGTTAATATGATTTAAAGGTACAGTACCTTGAGTCAACGTCACAGCACCTACACCTTTAATTTCATAGGCAGGGATACCATCAATATACATAATGAATCGGTTTGCCTGTTTTGGTTCAAAGGCTGTGAAAAATATTTCGTTTGGATTTAATACTGCCATTTTATTTATTTATTATTTTGTTATAAATATTATGTTTTTAAAAAATTATGATGGGAAAGATTTTTCC